TGTTTTTTTTTTTTTTTACTTTACTTTACTTTACTTTTAACACTTTTACTTTACCTGCTTTTACATAGAGCATTAACTATCAACTAACTAACTCCTCATCATCGAGAGTATCACCACGAAACATTGCATGATAAACTGGGTCATAAACATTTTTCGAAACTAGGCAATCCCAAGTAGGAAATCCTTTCAATATATCTGCCATCAAAATTCCTGTCTGCCTCATCTTCTTAACAAAATCTATATTTGTATGAGCCCTACTAAATACAGTTGCCAAGGTCGTTTCCCAAGTATTCACCGGAACTGTCGTTACTGACGCCATAAATGCACTCTGGAGCCACAAATAGGCGTAATAATTTGAAGCATATGTGCCATATGAATGACCTAACAATGAAAGCATAAAATCATATACATCTCGATCCTTCGCCTCTCTTCCCCATACAGAACGAACCATATAATCACTGGCATCTCTATAAGGGAGATAATAAGGCTGATCCTTAGAGTCATTTTGATTTCGCACTCCAAAATGTTTCAAATAAACGAGTCCCTGTCCATAATGAAAACCTCCAGAAGGGTGAACTAACAAAGGGACATCAGCACGAACATCTCTCATCTCCACTTTTAAGTATGTTTTTAGCCATTTTTCAAATTGTTCCATGTTTATATAATAAGCAGTACTATTCCGGTCTGTCGACGTTGCCGAATCATCTCCATACACCAAGATGTGAATTATCCTTTCTATCATATCTTCTTCTAATTTTTCTTTCATATGTTGAGGAGCCTTCTCTATGACCATTACACAAAAGATGAAAAACCATAAGGCGACTATCCAAGAATTTCCATGAGAGGTGAGCCAGCATCCTGACGGCATTTTACCTACCACCAAAGCCCACAATCGCCCAAAGAAGTGAACCAAACGAGCAGATATTGTTGAGGCTAGGAATTGGATTACACGCATCATCTCTGCATAATCTTTGTGGTCTTTCTTGAAGAAAACTCCCGACATCGTATAACACAACTGAAGGAAAATGTAATGAATATTTAAGTCCAAAGATTTTATGTCCCCATCTCCAAAAATTTTTTCCATTCCTTTCCAAAGATGACTCCAAGCCTTTTAGCCAATTGATCCCATCCTCCGTGACTCCATTTCATTCCCACAGAAATCACCCACCCCCGCTCTATCATTACTCTCAACGACTGGGTAATCCTCTCCAAACATATGAAAAATGAATTGGCGATCTCATAAGAACGAGCCTTTGCTATCCACTTATCCCACGTCGCTTGATCTTGTTGTTTGTCTCCCGTCGACAGGTAGTATTCATTCTTAAAGTTCGTAACAAAAAAAGTATCTATAGGAGCGGAACCTGAAAGAAAATCAGCTACAGCCATTAGTGTGGGATGAACAGCATGAATTTTTTTTTGGGACGCTTGAATTATCATCTCTGCATCACTGTACTCTCCCACTATCTTCGCCACTGCAAACTTTTCCTGGAACTGTCCGGCTGATGATCCCAAATACATTCCATTACAACGAGTGAGAGAGATAACAGGATCGATAGTACCTAACTTATCTGTAACTCCCATTGCGTGATACATTTTATCCAATGCTTGAGGAACTCGATCCAAGGCTCTACTTAATGCTTCTGTTGATTTGTCTGTTGGTCCTGCATGAGCTGCCATTATTTCTACC